GCCCCCTTGTTATGGGGCAGCTGAAGCAGCCATAGGGAAAATGCTTTGGGTTAGAGATTATGCAGGATCTCAATATCATGTCATAGTAAACCAAGACAAACATCATTTTGCAGAAGCAGATTCAATTTTAATTGATGATAAAGTTGAAAATTGCTTGAATTTTAACTTGCACGGAGGTACTGGCTACCTGTGGGAACTTTCCTACAACAGCTATGCCAGAACCGAACTGCCAGATGTTAAGTTCTTTAATAAAAAAGAGCTAGAAAGGTTTTGAACATGAAAACTGCTACAAGCACGATTCTATTACTTCTTTTACTTGCGTCTTCGGCTTTGGCCCAAGACAATGCGCTGGTTGATGTTCTAACACCAGATGGCCGAGGTATGGGTTTCGCAGTCCATAAGACCGACGAGAAAGTTGTCTCAAAAGGACAAGAGTTCTATGTTGGGTATGTTATGACAGCAAAACACGTTGTTCCTGATCCGAATGGTCAAATTATGGTGAAGTGGCCAATTATGAAAGAAGGCAAATACTTGATGACACAAGCCTCAATTGTCGTTGAGAATGTTCATGCGGATGTAGCAGTTTTAGAGACCATTATTCCTGTCTCTTGCAAGCCATTCAAAATAGCAAAGTCTTTTGATGAATTCGAAGAAGTTGACTTTGACTTGCAGAGAGGGGATAAGAAGGGGCCGATTTCTGAGTCCTCTTCTAAATGGCGGCTAAACATAAGTGTATGTGGGCAGCCGGGAGATTCTGGATCACCAGGTCTTAACGAGAAGAAGGAAGTTGTTGCTATGCTTTTAGCTGGCTTAAGAGGTAACTACCAGTCATCTGAAGGAGAAATCCTTTGGCCTATTTACTGCGCTAGTTGTCACACTTTAAACAAATACCTTCAAGAAGCAATTGAATCGACTAACTAGAGGAGGCACCATAGTTAGAATGGGTAGAAGAAAAAAATCTAACCAACGACAATCTGAATCTAAGATCAAGCCCCTAGAGGCAAAAACGCAGAACCAAAAAGAATATATACGCTCAATTATTGAGAATCACGTAGTATTGTGTTCTGGCCCAAGTGGAAGTGGAAAGAGCTACTGCGCTGCAGGAATCGCTGCTGAACATTTACACAAAGGCATAATCGACAAGATAGTTGTTACGAGACCTTTGATTTCTGCAGGTAAAGAGATCGGCTCTTTGCCCGGAGAGATCATGGAAAAAATTGCACCGTACCTCACTCCCGTAATGGAAAACTTAAAACATTTTTTGGGTAATTACTATTACAAAGACTATTATGAGGGTGAGCAAATTCAATATAAGGCCTTGGAACTTATGCGTGGGGCGACATTCGACTACACATATGTTTTGTTGGACGAGGCTCAAAACTGTACCTCAGATCAGCTTAAGATGATACTCACAAGAATTGGTAAGGGTAGCAAGGTTCTCATTAACGGGGACGCTGACCAAAACGATTTAAGAGGAGCGAGTGGTCTGGGATATGTCATGCATAAACTGGAAAGCGTTGAGGGCGTCGGAGTCTGTGAATTGACTTGCGACGATATTCAGCGACATGGTATAATTGCTGACATTCTCAGGGCATTGGAATCTTGATTTTTTAGCTATATTGAAACTTATGGACCCCGGTGTAAAAGCCGGGGTTTTTTTATTTTTTTATTATTTTATATCTTATTGTCAGAGTATAATGCTTTAGTGGTAATATTAACCCCTGCCTAGAAGGAGATTAGGATATGCCTTATTATAAATTTAACTGCCTTCCATGTTCTATGGCATTTGATTCATACTTAGCTTACGCTGATTACGATAAATACATGGCTTCAGAGCTGATTGTGTCTTGCCCAGTATGCGGCAAGGATGCTGAAATCGAGGGCTTCAACGGAGTATCATTTTCGATGCCACGGACTGTCGGCTCGATTATTGATAAAAACACTGCGAGAATTAGTGATGATGAAAAGACTCACCTAGATAAGCAGACAAGGAAAAAGAAGAACTAAAAATGTATCAGGTAATCAAGTCCAAAGCTTTAAGTGATCCAGATTATCACAAATCTATTCTTGACTTTGGACTATCTATGATAGCTGACGGAGATTTTAGCGTTGGCAAGATATATGTAGAAATTTACATAGAAGTTTTATGCGATAAATTGGAGGAACGAAGTGTTATACACGATTAGGAAACCTGGGGTTAAGATCTCAGAAATGTCTGAGTTGGAGACTGAAAACGAGACAGAGGCCTACTGCAAGACAGTTACTGATGCTTCTGGAGTGGTTCACTACTATATTCGCTCCTACAGATCAGACAAAAGTTTTTTTGATAAAGAAGACACACATCATTATACAAAATTCAGAATCGGCTCTATGGTTCGAGTAGGAGACCCATATTTCTGGCAGAAGTCGAGCAAGACTATTTTTGATACTTATTGCTCTTTTCTTAAAACAGGAAACCGATCATTTAAAAGAGACGCAGAAAGGTTAATGCAGAATGGCTAGACTAACTAATGAGAACAAGGGTAAGATCGTGACTTACTTTGCCAATGGCACTACGACAGAAGAAATTGCTGAGAAAATGTCCATCGGTATCAACACGATTGAAAACTTCTTGTCAAAACTTTTTACCAAAAATTCAGATGCCCCAACTGAGAATGCCGCACCAGCATCTTCTGTTAATCTTGAGGATTACAACCAAGTTGTTCTTGAGCTAATCGGAGAAGGCGCTGAAGAAGAAGTGGCATACTTCTGCGTATACTCGGTTGCGACTCAAAGCGCTGACGTTGGAGAGTGCCGAAGAAAAGCAATGCTAAAGCTAGGAGAACTACACTCTGATGTCGATGTCCATCCAACGGGTCGAGCGGTTGGAATGACTGAGCAAGCAAGTATGGCAAATCCAGCAGAATTTCAGGCAAGCAAGGTTGATACTCGCGGCTTGGGCGAGTACGTATTCCGAGCTAATGGGTCGTAAGTGGAAGTCAAGATACTCTCCGGGAAAAGAAGTTTCAACCCACCAATACATTTTGGAGATTGTATGTGCTAGATTAGCAACTAAAGATGGCAAAGAGTTGCCCAACTTTTTCTGGAAGTTGCCAGAATGGAAGTGGAACTATATCAAAAATTCTAATGCGTGTAAAAAGCTAAGAGAAAAACACGGAGAGGATAAAGTACTTGACTTTGTATTAAAAAATAATGTTTGGAGTTTAAAGGCCAGTTGGGTGGATAAAGCCATTTCCGACTGGTCTTTTTCTAATGAGATCAAAAAAATAGAAAAGCTAGAAACGGTTAACAAGCCAACCACTGGCAAAGCTAAAAGACCAAAAACTAATCTTTTTAAGGGTTTATAATGTCTATAGAACAACTGTATAAGAAATTTAAAATTGATCCTCACAAGTATATGGAGGGCGTTATTTTAGGAGATTACAGCTTAATACCCGTATCTCCCCAAGTCGATCTTTCTTGCGGCGGAGGCATTAGGGAGGGTAGCTTGGTTATCGTAAGTGGACATGAGAAACTCGGCAAGAGCACCTTCTGCCTTCAGGCAGCAGCGAACGCTCAAAATATGGACGACGGAATCACGCGCAAGATCTACTATTTTGATGTAGAAAATAAATTATTAAAAAGAGACCTAGAGGGTATTCACAACCTAACCATTGATGAAAACTTTGTTGTATTGGGTAGCTCAGAGACTGGGCCTATCTCAGCTGAGAAGTTTTTTCAAATGGCAGAAAACATTGTGACTAACGAGCGTCACGCAATTATAATCTTTGACTCATTCTCCATGCTCCTAACTCAAAAAGAGTTGGATTACGAGTTTTCAGAAGGGCGGCAAAGACCAGACGTACCAGCCTACACTTCTATCTTCTGCAAAAAGATGAGTCAACTCATCAGGCCATCAAAATGTACTATGTTCGGAATCAATCACGTTTACACTAGCCAAGGCGCTGGAGTATCATACCTGTCAGAATCTGGCGGTAAGAAAATCCAATACGCTGGCAACTATAAGTTCCGATTAGTATCAAAGAAGCCAATCGAAGAAGATGGTTCTCAAGTTGGAAATAAGGTGACTTTCATGTGCATGTATCACCCTTCAGACAGTGGTTCTGGAGAGAAGGAGAAACTGGAGTTCGACCACCGCTTTGGTTATGGTATTGATGATGTCAATGACTACTTGGAGTTGGCTCAAATCTATCAGATTATCAAGAAGAGCGGGGCTTGGTATAAGTTTGAAGATAAGCAGTTTCAGGGGAAGGGCAAGCTTAGAACAGCGATGATCGAAGAACCAGAAACATTCAAGCAAATACAGGAGCGGGTATTAGCATATATCCAATAAATAATGAAATTATCTTATGTGACTCTTGATGGAGAAAGTATAACTGAGAGCTTCAAAGACAGGGATAGCGTCAGACGATCAAAGCTCCATCAGGAGGCGCTGGATATTCTTGCAAAAGAAATACCTTTAGCAAGAGTCATAGAAGAGGTTCCCATCAGGCTGTACAATAAAAGGCAGCCTGTTTTCTTTGATATATATGTACCTATAAACAGATGGTTTATTGAAATTCAGGGTCAGCAGCATTACTCTTATTCCTCATTCTTTCATAAGAACAAAAGGGCTTTCTTGAAAGCTATTCAGAGAGACAGGGACAAAGAGGCCTGGTGTGAACTAAACGAATATAGACTAATACAACTTAAATATGACGAGATAAGCACATGGACTCAAACGATTATATCGAACAGATAAACCAACGGATTGAAGACTGCAATAAAGCCATCTTCCAGATTGACCCGCTAATGCTTCAAGTTGATGACTTTGAGACAATCATGCGGTCTCTGGACGATATTGATTCAATGTCTATGGATCAGCTGGAGACAATGAGCATAAAAATTACCCAGCACTGCTACTATGCTCAGGCCCGACTAAACAGAGTCAAAGCACTTATTGATTATTTAGACAGCTTGATTAAAAATGCGGTTGCTGAAGATATCAGGCAGTACAAGGGAGTAAGCTGGGATTACGCAGAGATGCTTGCTATTAAAAACAATACATTTGCTATTGATATACATAATAAAGTAAGAGAATATAAAACAATCTTCACATCCTGTAGGAATCAAGTGGAGATATTGAGAGAGCTATCCAAGAAGATCGAGGGTCTAAAATACAGGAGGAAGGCATAATGTCTAAGTCAGACAAGCAGCTAGAAAGATCAATTATCGGATGCTTGCTAAAAAGCGGCGTCGATTCCTATTTCTCTATCTCAGAGATGGTTGACTGCGACACGTTTGTATCTCCAACTTGCGCCGCAGCATATAGCCTCGTTTCTGAGATGTACGAAGAAGACATTGAAAAGGTTGACATACCTACTTTGCTATCAAAAGCAAGATCAAGAAACTTACAAGACCTAGTAAGTGAAAAAGGATTATTAGAATTAAAATCTGAGGCATGTAGCAAAAAGACTCTTGCTACCAACGTTAAAAAGATTCGCAAGCTACAAATACTCAGACTGATCCAACAACAACTCTCAGAGAAATCTTCTAAAGTTAAATCAATGAATGGAGAAGAGGATATCAATGATATTCTTGCTGCTACTGAAATTGATTACAGCTCATTAATGAGCAGTCAGCATGAAGTGAAAAACATCACTAAGACAGCAAGAGAGTTATTGGATGAGTGCGCTGCAAACCCAGTAGACCAAATAGGCATATCGACTGGATACAAAAATTACGACGCAGCAATTGGGGGAGGGCTTCGCGGCGGATCGCTAAACATTATCGGTGCTCGAATGAAGCAGGGTAAGTCAACCGTATCTAACAACATGGGTATCAATATCGCAAAGCAGGGCCTTCCTGTCCTTTATGTTGATACTGAGATGAGAACAGAAGAGCAGATATTTAGAAGTATAGCTTCTATGTCTGGAGTAAAAATCAACGAGCTTGAGACTGGCAAGTTCGGCCAGAAGAATTCTAGCGTGCTTAAAGTAAATAAGGCACTAGATGAGTTTGAAAGCTTCGACTACTATCATGTTCCAGCTGCTGGTCTCGAATTCGAGCAAATAGTCGGAATGATGGTGAGGTGGATCCGTCAGACAGTCGGTCAGGACTTGCAGGGCAATTGGAATAAATGCGTAATTATTTACGACTACATTAAGATGACTTCTGATAAGTCCTTGAACGGAAATATTGCTGAGCACCAAGCGCTTGGATTTATGGCAACAACATTGCACAACTTGTCTGTAAGATATGATCTTCCAATTATCTCACTTGTTCAGCTTAACAGAGATGGTATTGACAAGGGTGGAACAGGCGTTGTCGCCGGATCTGATAGAATCCTTCGCCTTTGCACTAGCTTCACAATACTCAAGCCGAAGTCTCTGGAGGAGATCCAGATGGACGGCGAAGAAAACGGAAACAAGAAGTTAGTTGTAGAGCTAGCTAGACACGGCCCCGGAATGGCTGATGATAATTACATCAACATTGCAATGTGGGGAGATATTAGTAGGATCAGAGAACTAAACACAGCACACGAGGTGGCAAGTGCAAGACATCAAGAAACTGGACCTGTTGGCGAACAGTAAGATAGAGACTTTCTTCCAGCACTTCGGCCTGGACCTTCAGGCTAGGCCTGACAAGTTTGTAGGCAGATGCCCAATACATCAGGGTGACAATTGCAGCGCCTTCAATTATTATAGGAATGGTCATTGGAAGTGCAGGACTCATCAGTGCCACGAGAAGTTCCTTGGGACTCCGATTGGATTAATTCGCGGGCTACTCTCAGATGACGACACCATGGCTTCTTTCGGTGACACTGTGGATTTCATCTGCAAGGCCATAAACACCGATTTCAAAGACCTTCCAAATGTTGAGGTCGATGCTAGCCTGATGCCGAAAAAGCTATACACGGCGCCTGACAGACACTCTATCGAGCTAATGGAAAAGCGGCTGGTCACTCCATGCCCTTACTTCTCAAAGAGGTTTGATGAAAAGGTTGTGAAAGAGCAAAAGATCGGATTCTGCAATACTCCCGGCAAGTTCTTTTACAAGCGAAGCGTCGTCCCGATCATTGATCGAACCGGGAAATACGCCGTCGCCTGTCAGGGACGA